TTTAATACAGTGACAAGAAAAATATATGACGGTGAAAAAGGAATTCAAGTCATACCTTGTCATTATAGATTAGAATATCAAGAATGGGCTGACTTCGGTACAGGCTCAGGAAGACCAGAAAATATTTTTGCTGGTAATAGTGATATTCTTTCTAAGACAACAAAAGATGCAAACGGTAAGGACAGATTACCAAATGGTAATTACATCCAAAAAACTGCTCAACATTTTGTCATCATATCAGATGGTAAATC